TGGCACCAAGGCCCCGTGGGAAACTTATTCTCGTCCTTATAGCAAAGGTCGCCCATCTTCAGCACAAACCCAACCACAGAAGCGGTTTGTTCACGCTCAAGCGCCTGCCCCGGAAGGAGAATACCGCCAGAAGTCTTTTCCTCAAACTCTGGCAAAATAATAAGCATCTTGTAGCCTTTAGGATCAGGCAATACATTAGGCTTACCTTCAATACCTGAATCCAATTTCAAACTATTCAGGTCAATCTTCTTATAGTCCAATTCCATTACTACACCCATCGCATACCAATTAAGGGCTGGTAAGCGCCCTGCATCCCACTATGGGATGAATACTTAGGACTCCTGATATTTTTCAAGTAAATCAAGGAGTTCCCGTTCCGCAAGCGCCAAACCTTCGATAATCCCGGTCTGGCGTTTATATTCCTCAAATGAAGCGCAACCACCGCAGGCAATGTTGTCTGCAATTTGATCCATGGTCGCGCGAATTTTCTTCCTCACCGCAATAAGAATGCCGTCCTCAAACTGATCCATTGAGGCCCCTCATCATTTCATGACCGGCCTTAAACCCAGCCAGCTTTGCATCAGTCCTATTCTTATCGGCAGTCATGATATTCTTATCACGCTCGTTTGATGCCTTAATCCCGGCATTAACCCCGGCAATACGCTCCTGAGATTCAATCCGATCACGCTCAATTTGCCGCTGGTCCGCCTTTGCCATATTGTCAGCTTGATCTTTGGCGATCTTACGCTGGACTTCCATCTGTTTATTTTGAGCGTCCTGCATCTGCGCTTGAACCACCGGGTCTTGCATCTGCTGTTGAATCTGCTGCTGCTGCGCCTCTGCCTGATCCTTTGCCAGAAGGCGATTAGAAGCCTCGGCAACCAGCTTAGACAGCATCACTTCCACATCTTCCGGCAACTCAGCATTAGGTTCTGGCAGTTGGACGCCAAGTTGTTCTTCAATCTCCCGGCGATACTGGAAGGCGATATGCTCATTGATATGGGCCATCATAGCGGCCTGGATACCCCCGGCCATCGGGTTCTGCCCAATGAGCGCCATAATACGAGGGTTTTGCATGGCTGACATATGAGTTTGAATATGGGCCTCATGATCCTGATAAATGAACGCCTTGACGGGTTTGCCGTTTAGAATGTCCATATTCTCAGAAATGGGGTCGGCAGGCCGTTTGTCTTTGGTCGAAGGGATAATTTTATCAATATCATTGATACCAAGCACAGCGAGCATCTGCCGATGTAGTTCAGGCAAGTCATACATATTCGGGGCTTGTGCCGCCAACTGTAGGGCTGCCTGATATTGAACCACCCGCTGCGACAAAGAAGCCGCATTGGGATCGGTAACTGGAATCACATCTACCCGATCATCATAATCCTTACCACGGGTAGCACCCGGATCAGTCTCATATTCATATTCATCAGGCGCGTGGGTCTTGATAATCTCAACAAGAATATCCAATTCCTGCGCCAAGGAAGCATGAAGCCTCGCTTGGACGGCAGACATAACCTTCATCGCCCGCTCCATCAGAGCAAGCGTGGTGCCTACCGGGGCCTGTTGGTTTGAGTCCCCAATCTGCAAGTCAGCAATAGAAGCAAACCGGCGCCCCTCTTCCACCATTGTCCCTAACAGGGCGGCAAGCACCTGAGAGGGCTCCTTATACGGAAGGAAGGTAATAGCGTCCTTAATGGCGCCCGAAGGAACATCAACGTCCCTAAACTCACCCGGCATTAAAGGCGTACTGTCGCCTTTAATTCTCAAACCACGAGCCTTCAAACCAGCCGGGAGATTAGCCAGCGTCCCAGCATCTACAAGCTGCCTAAGAATGGAAGTGGCAGATTTGGCAATACCACCAATCAAATGAATCAAACCAAAGGCATAGAACCCAAACCCAGGAATATACGCATATTGAACAAAGTGCATTCGCTTTAAGTTCAACGGATCATCTTGGCGCCAGTTCCGATAGATAGAAAGAATCAAACCACTCTGGCGGTCAATAGTGACAACATAAGGCAGGGCAATACCAGTGGGATCACCATTCTCATCCTTGTCCTCATATCCCTCAATGTCCAATTCAACGTGCATTTCAAGGAGTTGGTGGCGATCATCAGCACTAGCCTCAGTTTCGCCCGTTAATTCATTTTTACTCTGCTGAATTTGACTAATCTGCGTTACAGGCTCAGGCAAATCCATGTCCCGGTAGAACCCAGAAACCTGTAACTTCTTCAATTCATTGGGATATTTATACATGATGTGGGTATAACGAGGGCAAGAAACCAAGTCAGAAGCCCCGTATGGCGCCACTAAATCCTCTGCTGGCACAAACATAGCAACCGGGCGCCCCAATGAAGGATCATAATACACCTTCTTAAATGCAGCCCCAGCCAAAGGAAGGCTAAACAAAAGCCGCTCATGCTCGGATCGGTACTCACTCATCTTTTTAGTCAGATGATAGTTTAAATCATTCTTAACTCGAAGGGCCTGCTTCTCTTTTTCTGGTGTGACCTTACCCTCAATTTGGGTTCGAACGGGGCCACCAGCAGGGAAGGTCTCCATAATAGACTGAGACTGAAACCTAACCGCCGCTTCAGACAGAATAGGGTGAAACACCCCACAAGCCCCAGCCCAAGGGGTAGAACGATCTTCAATCTTCAGACCAAGAAGGTCTAAACCACTCTTGTATGTCTTTTCCCAATCAGCCCTAGACCGAATATCATTGTCAAAATGAGAAACTAGTTCCTGTGAAATACGCCCAAGTTCACTATCATCAATATACTCAGCTAGATTAGCGCCAAACTCGGGTTCATCTTTTTCTTCAGAACCAAATATAACAATGGCGCCACCATCTTCGGTCTCAATGGTTACTGCCTCGGGATTCACAACACCAATAGTAACATCGGCAGGCTTTTTGTCTAATGAATGCTCCAAAGGCTTATCAATACTCATTAAAACTCTCCATAATCGGGGTATGGTCCAAGTAAAACATCTCTGTCAAGCCATTTAATAGTATTCGGCCCTAGCGGGTGGACTATAATCGTCCTCATCATCACTTGGAAGCCTCAATAAACCACCCTGCCTGTACCTCATAAGGGCCATAATGACCGTATCTACATAGTCATCATGCGCCCCAACAGGAAACGACGCACATTCTTCAATCACTTCATTCGCCCAATTACCAGTAGGCGCCCAAACAACCCCCGATGCAAATATGTCAGAGATAGAATTGGCGCGCATCACCTTATCCCCGGATGCTCTAGTCGGAGTGAACTCAGAAACCATCACCCCGGCCTTCCTTAATTCATGAATCAAAGGCAACCCGGACGCCTTGGCTTCAATAAGGAAGGTATCGGGCTCCCATTCTTTATATATCTCAATGGCCTTAGCCTTCAGATCAGGGAACTCCAAACGATCCTTCCAGGCGTCCAGCATGATAATGTTAGACCCGCCCTCATTCTCATTCTCGAACACCCCCCAAACGGTAAAGGCCGAATAGTCGCTCCGGTTGTTCTTGGTAAAGGCGGTATCCGATGCGATGATAATGTATTCACAATTAGGCAAACGCTTCTTATCCCAACGGCGCCACCATTCTCGTTTGAGAATAGCCCCTTCTTCTGAGGTGGGTTGCTGTTGATACTGAGCGTTCCACTTAGAAGCGGGCAGTTCGGCCTTCAAAGCCTCTAGGGCGGGTTTTGACCAGAACGCAGGCCACATAGGTTCACCGGATGGGAGAATAGCAGGTAACTCAATCACCTCCCACTGGTCCCCATCCCCACGGTCAATAGAGGCTTGTACGAGGCGCCCTGTAAGGTCGCCAACACCCCAGCGAGTCATAACTACCACAATGGCCGCATTAGGCTGTAGCCTCTGCCTGGGGCCAGAGGAATACCACTCATACACCTTCTCAAATACTTTAGGGTCATGAGCAGCCTGAATAGCCTCCTGCTCGCTATGGGGATCATCAATGATGAATAGATCGGCGCCCTTACCAGCGATAGCGCCGCCAACA